AACAATGGACTTACTAGAATGGAGGAACTAATATGAAACTAAAAAATCCAATAGCAAAAGAGTTGAGAACACCTAAGTTTAAATCAAAGGTGATTGAAAACAAAAAGAAAAAGTTAGAAGATGATGACAAGCATTGGATAACTTCGGGATATGAAGGTACAGAAATCTTAGTAAAGAATTCTGATATACATAACTTACTAGATGATGATGTAGATGAGGGATTGTTTGGTGAGAATGATGAGAGTTTGGTAGCCCGATATAAAAAAGAAACAGGAGGTAGTGTAGATGAGTAATTTAAAACAAGTTGAAGAAACAATTAGTGTTGATATAAATATTAAACACTATGGATTTTATCATAGTGATGAACACTTTGGTAATGTACATAAACCTTATGCAGATTGGGTTATTAAAAAAACTGGTATAAAAAAATGGGAAGATTATTCTTCTGGTATGTGGACAACAGATGTTGAAATGATGGATGATTGGATTGAAGAAACTAATCAACCTTATGAAACATTATTTTCAGAAAAAGATGATGGTATTTATATTGTAAATAAAAATTGGAAGGAGGATAAATGAGTGAAGATAAAAGACCAAAGATAACTATTGCGTGGGGTTCAGACGCAGAACTAACAAGAACATATGTGTTTGAAAATGAAACACAAAAAGCTTTTTTTATGAAGGGTGTAGATGAAGCTAATGGTTGGTTAGAATACAAAGAAGTTGAACAAGGACATGAAACAATATCATATGTACAAAGTAATAATCCTATCAGTCGTGTTATCCCTTAGTCTATTGAGTTGTAGTAAAGGAGATTTTGACCCGACAATTACTATAATTAAACAGGTAATAAAGTCAACAAAATCAACGACTTATGAAGATAGTAAATAAAAAAATTATTTACTTGCAATCAAATAAAAAGTATGGTATAATAGAAGGTTAGTAGTATGATAAAAATTATAGGAATAATATTTGTATTGATAGTGTGGAGTTTTATAATAACAGGAACATTTAATTTAATATAGAAAGGAGGAAACATGTATATAGATAAAGCAGTTGTTAATTCGTATGACTACCCTTGGAATAAAGGTAAGCAAGGTAAGACATTGCAATTAGAAAACTCTTTAAAAGTAGAGAAGATAAGATTAAAAAAATTATTACCTTTACTTGAAGAGTTCCAAGAAACAATGGAGTATTATAATACTAAAGTAACATTAACAATAAATATAGAACCAGATAATAATGATTAAAAATATATGTGCAGGTTTGTTAATCTTATGTCAATCAACATTTGATTTTCAAAAAGACTTTGAGTATAATAATAACGAAGAGTTTATAGCGGGAGTAAAAAATTGTGCGTTGTTTTATAATGCAGACTTACCTTCTAAAGATAGAATACCTATTGAAATAATTGTAGGTCAAGCTTCATTAGAGAGTGACTGGGGCAAGTCAAGATTTGCAATAGAGGGAAACAATTTATATGGTATGCGTGAGTATGATTTAACTGAACCGCATATCAAACCATTAGAAAATTTAGAAGCAAACTTTGGATTAAAAGTTTATCCTACTAAATGTTTATCAGTTGTTCACTACATAGAAACTTTGTTAAGTCATAGAAGTTATGCAGAGTTTAGAGAAAAGATGTATGACATGTGGGTAGTTGATGAGTACGATATATTTTTATTAACTGAAATGTTATATAACTATTCAGCAGATAAAGATTATGCAATCAAACTAAGAAGAACAATTTTATTCATAACTGAAAGGGGTTATCTAAATGGCAGGGAATAAAAAGTTTGATATTGATTTAAAGTATGGACAGATAAGAGAAAAGAAAGTTAAAGATATGTTCTCTAAGTGTCAGATAGAAGTCAAGTCAGAGAGAGATTGGTGGCAGAAGACAGGAAACATAGCCATTGAATATGAGTACAGAGGAAAACCAAGCGGTATCTATGCAACAACAAGTGACTATTGGTTTCATAGATTAGAGTTAAAACAAAAAGAATTTTGTACACTTGTTTTTAAAACAGACATTCTAAAAAAGATTGTTGATAGTTACAAAGATAAGTTGACAAAAAATGTGGGCGACAACAAAGCAAGTAAATGCGTACTAATACCTATCAAAGAAATATTTCGAAAGGAGTTTTATGACAATGTTTAAAGAGATAGAACAAGTAAAAAAGGAGATACAAGAACACGAAGGGTTCAGAGATACTATATATAGTGATTCATTAGGATTCGCTACTATAGGTTGGGGTCACCTCGTAAAAGACACCGACCATTTTGAGAAGGGAGTTGCCTACTCAAGAGAGGAGTTGCAAAAAGTTTTTGATGAAGACTTTGATTTAGCATGGGCTAATGCAAATTCTTTAGTCAAAGAAAGATTGACAAACACAGACTTTGAAGTACTAGATATAGACAGGAAGATGAAAGTCATATCTATATTTTGTAACATGTGTTTCCAATTAGGCAAGGCGGGTGTAAGTAAGTTCAATAAGATGTTTGAGAACATTGCCAAGTTAAATTTTGAAGGGGCGAAACTTGAAATGTTAGATAGTCGTTGGGCTAAACAGACACCTAGTCGTGCCGAATATTTATCAAATAAAATGTCGCAGGTATAAAATAAATTTATTTTTGCCTTGCTTATGACACAATTGTATGATATAATATGTTTAATTTAAATAAATTATTTAACTATGTTAAAGATTATTAATAGTTATTATTATAATATTAATAATAATATATATAAATATCTAATAGAGTTATGACTATGTTTAAAATTAAAATAATAAAAAATATTTTAGCACTTGACTTTGTTTTTGTTTCGTGCTATAATACAAACTTCAATAATAATATAGGAGGTATATATGCCAACAGTTGAAGGTAAAGCATATTGGGCTAGTGTGACTAGACCTAATACAACATTCGAACCTGTATATCAAATCGACTTAGCAGTTGACGATAAAACTGCCGAGGAGTTTAAAGGTAAGGGTGTTTCAGTTAAGCAAGATGATAGAGGTTCTATTATCAAGTTTAAAAGAAAAGTTGCTAGGGCGGATGGGACTAAAAATCCTATGCCGAGACTAGTGGACTCTGCAAAAAATCCTATTGATGTGTTAGTAGGTAATGGTTCAAAGGTAAAAGTTTTATACAAAGCTTTTGATTGGACTTTTGCAGGTAAGTCTGGTACAAGCTTGGATTTACAAGCAGTACAAGTACTTGACCTCGTACCATATGGCGAAGACTTTGATGTCTCGGATGGTGGTTTCGTAGCAGAAGGTAACAACGAGGAGTTTTAAATAATTAAACAAGGGGCGACAATGAATGACGACAAATCTAAGTTTGTAGAATATCATGTCCCTTGTTCAAATTGTGGAAGTAGTGATGCGAGAAGTGTTAATGATGATGGCAGTAGCTATTGTTTTTCTTGCACCACTTTCTTCCCTAATGACACAGGGATAAATCAACAACAACAAAGGGGCGACATGCAAACAGCAGAAAAGGTAACTGATTTAAGTTATCATCAAGGTTCTTTATCTGCAATATCAGATAGAGGAATTAACTCAGAGACTTGTAAGAAGTATGGAGTTAAGGTTATGTTCAATGGCAATAACCTTATCGCAAAACATATCTATCCATACTATGATGAGACAGGTCAGATGATTGCGACAAAGACAAGGTATGTTAAAGAAAAACAATTTTCAATTCTAGGTTCGACATCCAATTCTGGATTGTTCGGTCAGCAATTATTTAATGGTGGGAAGTATGTAACCATAACAGAAGGTGAGGTTGACGCAATGTCAGTCTATCAGATGTTAGGTTCAAAATATCCAGTAGTTTCTATTAAGAATGGAGTTGCTTCAGCACTAAAAGATATCAAGAAAAGTTATACTTGGTTAGATAAGTTCGACAATATTGTTATCAACTTTGATAATGATGAGGTTGGAAGAGAAGCAAGTGTTAAAGTTGCAGACTTATTTCAACCCGGGAAAGTTAAGATAGTTAAACTTCCCGAAGTGTACAAAGACGCAAATGATTTACTGCGTTCTAAGAAGTATGAGGAGTATGTAAAAGCTTGGTGGAATGCACCTATACATGCACCAGATGGTATCGTAGAGGGTAGTCAATTACTTTCTGAGGTACTACAACCAATAGTAAAATCCAGAATAGATTATGGATGGAAAGGACTAGATGAGTTAACTTATGGTATTCGTAGTGGTGAGTTGGTTACTATTACCGCAGGGACTGGACTTGGAAAAACATCAGTCATTAAAGAGTTAGTATATCATATATTCAAAAGTACAGAGAGTAACATTGGAATGATTATGTTAGAGGAAAGTCCTAAGATAACTGCATTAGATATCATGGGAACAGAAGCTAACTTACCTTTGCGAAGACCCGATATTAATTTATCGGATGAAGATAAAACAAACTACTTCAACAAGACAGTAGGTACTGGTAGATTTTATTTCTACAATCACTTCGGTTCTAATTCAGTAGATAATATTATTGCTAGAGTTAGATACATGGCAAAAGCTTTGGATTGTAAGTTCATAGTTCTTGACCATATAAGTATGATAGTATCTTCTCAAGAGTTTGGTGACGAGAGAAAAGCACTTGATGAAGTAATGACTAAACTAAGAACACTAGTACAAGAAACAGATATTGCTTTGATTGTAGTGTCTCACTTACGAAGACCAGATGGTAAGGGACATGAAGAAGGAGCAGTTACTTCTCTTGCACAACTAAGAGGTTCGGGTTCTATTGCTCAACTATCTGATATGGTTCTTGGATTAGAAAGAGATAGTCAAAGTGAAGACATTGCACAACGAAACACAACCACATTGAGAGTATTGAAGAATAGATTTGTGGGTATGACTGGTCCTGCATGTTACTTATATTGGGACAAAGATACTGGCAGACTTAACGAAGTAGATAAACCTCAAGGTGATGAGACAGAAGAAGATAAATTTTAAATGGAAGGGATTAAATCGTGGGTGAAAGAAAATTGTTTCTGGATATCGAGACAACCGAAATTGTTAATGGTTCTGAATTACCTAACAAGATTTTTTGCTTGGTCACTATTTGTGATAAGGGCAATCTTGTATGTTATGCTCCGAATGATTTACATAAATTTCAGAATGATGCGAAGAATTACCAAGAGTTTATTGGACACAACATCATAGGATTTGATGCTCCAGTAATCAAGAAAGTTCTTGGTGTAGATTTATTTAAGATAGGAAAGGTTACTGATACACTTATACTATCAAGATTATTTAAACCAGTAAGAGAAGGTGGACATTCTTTAAGAGCATTCGGAAATAAGTTTGCTTATAATAAATTAGAGTTCAAAGATTTTTCTGAGTTCTCTTTAGAAATGTTAGAGTATTGTATTCGTGATGTTAAACTTCTTAAAAAAGTTTATGACTTATTACAAAGACAAGGCAAAGGTTTCTCTCAAAAATCTATAGACTTAGAACATGATGTTGCAAGGATTATTGAGAAACAAGTACAGACAGGATTTCTTTTTGATAGTGAGAAAGCACACATACTACTTGCTAGACTTCAGAATAAGATTGATGAAGTACAAAGTAAAGTTAGAGAAACTTTTCCACCAATTAAAATTGAAGAGACTTTCATACCTAAGTCAAACAATAAGTCAAGAGGTTATGTTAAAGGTGTACCATTTACAAAGGTTAAGTATCAAGAATTTAATTTAGGTTCACGACAACAGATAGGTGAACGACTTATGAAACTAGGTTGGAAACCTAAAAAGAAAACAGACAAAGGACATGTAATTGTTGATGAGAAAGTTTTATCAGAGATTAAAAATATTCCCGAAGCGGAATTGATAAACGAATTCCTTCTACTGCAGAAAAGAATTGCAATGATTAATTCTTGGATTGAAGCGGTAGCAGAGGATAGGAGAGTACATGGAAGAGTTATTACCAATGGTGCAATAACTTCGAGAATGAGTCACCAGTCGCCCAACATGGCTCAAATCCCTGCTGTGTACTCTCCATATGGTAAAGAGTGCAGGGAGTTATGGACAGTTCCTAGCGGATATAAATTAGTGGGAATAGACGCAAGTGGACTGGAGTTAAGAATATTATCCCACTACATGAACGATAAGGAGTATATTAATGAAGTCATTAATGGAGATATACACACTACAAATCAAACTCTTGCAGGGTTGGAAAGCAGAGATACTGCAAAAACATTTATCTATGCGTTCATTTATGGAGCAGGTAACAAAAAACTCGGAAGTATCTGTGGAAGGAATGAAAGCTATGGAAAACAGATTAAAGAAAGATTTCTCAAGTCTTTACCTAGTCTTAAGAGGTTGCGAGACAGAGTGGACCTCGCTTGTAGAAAAGGATACCTCAAAGCAATCGACAAACGAAACCTCATCATCAGACAAAAGCATTCAGCAGTCAACACCCTCATCCAAGGAGCAGGGGCAATAGCTATGAAGAAAGCTTTGGTATTGTTAGAAGATGAAATTAAAAATAATAATCTTGATGCAGTACCAGTAGCAAATGTGCATGATGAGTTTCAATATCAAGTAAAAGAAAGTCAAGCAGAACAACTAGGACAACTAGCAGTTCAATCAATACAACAAGCAGGGATTAAACTAGGACTTAGATGTCCATTAACAGGGGAGTATAAAAGTGGAAACAACTGGAAAGAAACACACTAAAACAATTGATACTTTAGTTCCAGATATTAATAAGTTATTAACAAATCTGGGTGATGGTAAAAAATTAGAAGTATCAGATGAACAACTAAATAAATTTGTACAGAATATTAAAGATGCTTTAGTTGACTGGACTAATCCAGTTAAACAAGATAAGAGTTCTTTAAGAATGTCTATACTAGGAAGACCATTAAGACAACTATGGTATGACAAACATAAACCAGTCAAGAGAGAAAAATCAAATCCATCTTTACAATTAAAATTTTTATATGGACATCTACTTGAACATCTTGTTTTATTTCTTACTGATTTAGCAGGACATAAAGTTACAGACCAACAAAAGAAAGTTAATGTTGATGGTATTGTTGGACATATGGATAGTAAGATTGATGGTGAAGTTGTTGATGTTAAGACTGCTTCTTCATTTTCATTTAAGAAATTTCAGAATGGTACACTTGCAGATGATGACCCCTTTGGATACATTGCTCAACTCACAGGTTATGAAGAGAATGAGAAAACAAAACAAGGTGGGTTTCTTGTTATCAATAAATCAACAGGTGAGTTAGTGCTATATAAACCAGATGATTTATTAAAACCAAATATTAAAACTTTAATTAAAGATGTTAAAGAAAAATTAGATTCAAAAGAATTACCTAAAAAATGTTATGAACCAGTACCGCATGAGAAAGCAGGGAACATGAAACTTCCTGCAGGATGTGTATTCTGTTCTCATAAAATAGAATGTCATAAAGATACAAACCAAGGTAAAGGATTACGAGCATTTAAATATGCAAATGGTAATGTTTATTTTACTGAAGTTGTTAAAGAACCTAAAGTTGACGAGGTGAAGTTAGTATAGAAAAATAATTTTATGTTGAAACACAAGCACTTGTTAGTAAGAGCAGAAGTATTAGACCCACCAAA